TGGATAGCTTGGGATAGAGATAGTGATATTGTATATATGTATGATGGATATAGTATACGACAAGAAACTGTACCTGTTCATGCATCAGCAATAAAAGCAAGGGGTAAGTGGATTCCTGTTATATATCCTATGGATGGTAGGCAAGCAGATAAAGGTAGTGGTAAAAGTTTAGCTATGCAGTATAGAGATGAAGGTGTTAATTTATTACGAGAACATTTTACCAATCCACCACAAAATGGAATGAAAGAAGGTAGTGGAGGTATAAGTGTAGAAGCAGGGGTAATGGAAATGTTAACAAGATTTCAAACAAAAAGGTTGAAAATATTTTCTAATCAAAGTAAGATACTAGAAGAAATTAGGTTGTATCACAGGAAGAATGGTAAGATAATTCCTATGAATGATGACATAATATCTGCATTGCGATATGCAGTAATGTCATTGCGAAAGGCAAGAACAAGGAATACCGAACCTATGCAGATACAATCTGATTCTAGTTTTAACATTTTTTAAGGAGCATATTATGCCAATGGGTAAAGGAACATACGGAACAAAAGTTGGAAGACCACCAAAGAAAAAGAAAATGATGAAGAAAAAAAAGAAATGAACAAAGCAACAGTACGAAAAGTAATTTCTGGTTTAAAAAAAGCATCTAAATCTCATGCAGCACAAGCTGCTACATTAGAAAAAATGTTGAAAGGAAAAAAATAATGGTAAAAAAATTATCTCCAAAACAAAAAAAAATTGCTAAAATGTCTTCACCTAAAGGTAAAATTACTGGTGCAGATTTTAAAAAAATTAAAAGAACAAAAAAAGGATTATTAAAAAGATCATGAAAGGTACACATAAAACTAAATCTGGTAAGACAGCTAAGAAAGGTCTTTACTATAATATTAACAAAAGAAAGAAAGCTGGAACTTCTAGGACTAAAAAGAAATCAACTATTAGTTCTAAAGCATATGCAAATATGAAAAAAGGTTTTCCTAAAAAAAAGAAAGGATAAGTTATGGGTGGATTTTTTTCAAGACCAAAACGACCTGCTCCTCCTCCTCCTCCTCCTCCTCCAGCTCCTGTTGAAGATCCTAAAAAAAAGGACACAGCAGAGAGAAGAAAAAGGGGTCAAGTTAGAGGAATGGGATATGGTCAAGGAACTACACTTGGTGGTGGTGAAGAAGCATCAACTGCGAGAACTATTCTTGGGCAATGATTGTTGCTAAAACTGATAAAAAATTAGCAAAAGAAGTTTTAGGATTTGTTGCACCAAGAGCACATATTCAAGGAGTAGATACTGATTATACTCATATAGGTTATTATGAAAATGATAAAATAATTGGTGGAGCTATCTTTTCTCACTATGATGGATTTAATATTTGGATGCATTTAGCACTTGATGACCCTAAAGCTATGAGAAGAGGTTTTGCAAAACAAGTATTTGACTATTGCTTTTATACCTGTAAATGTGTTAGAGTAACAGCAATGACAAAACCTAATAACATTAGATGTAGACGATTAATTGAATCAGCAGGATTTAAACAGGAAGGTGTTATTAGAAAAATTATTAAAGAAGGTATGAAATATTATAATGGTGTTTTGTACGGATTGTTAAGAAATGAATGTAAATATTTATAGGAGAGTGTAATGGGTGGAGGAATGAAAACACCAAGTATGCCATCACCACAACCAATGCCAGAAATTGATGATAAGGTGGCAGAGTCAGAAGCAAAGCTAGAAGCTGAAAGACAAAGAATGGTAGCACTTGGAAAACAAGGTTCTTATGGCACATTATTAACATCTGGTGAAGGTGTAAAAGAAGAAGCACAAACAGCACAAACATTATTAGGTGGTGTAAAAAAAACCAATAGAATAACTTAATGGCAAATTTTGATTATATAAAAAAAAGACTTGCACAATTAGAAAGCCATAGAGGAACATGGGAAGAACATTGGCAAGACATTCTTGATTATGTAATGCCACGAAAAGCAGAAGTAGTATCTAAAAGAGAAAAAGGTGAAAAAAGAACAGAAGTATTATTTGATTCTACTGCTATAACTGCAAACAATTTATTAGCTGCAAGTTTACATGGCACATTAACATCTCCATCATTACAATGGTTTCATTTAAAATTAAGAAGTGCTGAACTAAATCAAAACAGAGATGTACAATTATGGTTAGAAAATTCTGCAAAAAGAATGTATGACCTATTTAATGAATCTAATTTTAATACAGAAGTACATGAGTTATATCTTGATTTATGCTCTATAGGTACAGGTGCATTATTTGTAGAAGAAAGTAAGAAAGGATTTAATGAGGGTGGTATTCATTTTAATACATTACACATTAAAGAGTTTTATATTAAAGAAAATAATGATGGCAGAATAGATACAGTTTATCGTAAGTATAATTTAACAGCAAGACAAGCTATACAAGAGTTTGGTGAAAAGAATGTTGGAGAAAAACTTGTAGAAGCAGCTAAAGAAAAACCAGATAAAGAATTTACATTTATTCATGCAGTAGAACCAACTGAAGATTATGAAAGAGCAATGGGTAAAGTAAAAACTAAATTACCTTTTTATTCATGTCATGTATGTATAGAAGATAAAATGACAGTAAGAGAAGGTGGGTATAATGAGTTTCCATACCTTGTACCTAGATGGGCAAAAGCAACAGGTGAGATATATGGCAGATCACCAAGTTATAATGCCTTACCAGATATTAAAACATTAAACAAAGCAGTAGAAATAGGATTAAAAGCATGGGCAAAAGCTATTGACCCACCATTACTTGTAACAGATGATGGTGTTATTGGTAGGGTAAGAATGACACCTGCTGGTATAACTGTTGTAAGAAATGAAGGTAGTGTAAGACCATTACCTATTGGTAGTAATTGGCAGATAACAGATATGAAAGAAAACCAATTACGAACTGCAATACGACAAGCATTTTATTCTGACCAATTACAATTACAACAAGGTCCTCAAATGACAGCTACAGAGGTACAAGTTAGATATGAATTAATGCAAAGATTATTAGGACCAACATTAGGTAGATTCCAAAGTGAGTTTTTAAATCCATTAATTGAAAGAGTATTTGGTATTATGTTAAGAGCAGAAGCATTAATACCTGCACCAGAAATAATACAAGGACAAACAGTAGATGTAGAATATGTAGGACCATTAGCACGATCACAAAGAATGGAAGAATCTATTGCTATTGATAGATTATATGCATTAGCTATGCAAGTAGGACAGATTGACCCAAGTATTATGGATAATATAAACCATGATGTTGCAATAAGGTCCAGGGCAAATTTATTAGGTGTTCCTAAAACTGTATTACGAGGTACAGAAGAAGTTGCAGAAATGAGAGAAATGAGAGCACAACAACAACAACAAGCACAAGAAATGGCTATGCAACAACAACAAGCACAAACTGCATTAACACAAAACCAAGCTGTTAAAGAATTAGGTTCACCAGAAGCACAACAAGGTGCAGAGCAAGTGGAAGAATCGGCAAGGGCACTTGGTCTAGTTGAATAATGGAATTAAAAGAATTACAAAAAATGTATAGAATTACTTTTGACTCTGGAGAAGGGAAAGAAGTATTAGCAGATTTAAAGTCTGCTTACTACCATAGAAGTTCGTTTACCAAAGACCCTTATGAAACAGCATATAAGGAAGGTCAACGAGCTGTCTTAATACGAATAATCAATCTATTAAAGGAGCAAAAAAATGATTGAAGAAACGACCACAACAGAAGGTAACTCTGTAGAACAACCTGTTGAGCAAACAGAAAGTTCTGTATTAGGGTCTACTGTAAGTGATAATCAAGATTGGAAATCAACATTACCAGAAGATTTAAAAAACGATCCTACATTATCAAATTTTAAAGATGTAGAATCATTAGCTAAAACAGTAGTGCATCAACAAAAAGTATTAGGAAATCGCATTCCTATACCAAAAACTGATGAAGAAAAAATGGAAGTCTATAATAAATTAGGCAGACCAGAAGCTGCTGATAAATATGAGGTAAATGTACCAGAAGATTATTCTGCATATTTTACTCAAGACCAGATAAGTCAGTTTAAGAATGTAGCTCATCAAATGGGTTTAAACCAACAACAAGTAGAAGGTCTTGTTAATTATCAAATAGAATCTATAAAGAATCAAGGAGATATGTATGCATCCCAAGTAGATGTACAAAGACAAGAATCTGAAGCTATGCTTAAAAAAGAATGGGGTTATGATTATGATAGCCAAGTTCGTAATGCTAGGAGAGCAATAGATGTTTATGGTGATAATGAAATAAAAGAGCTAATGAATACAGAAGCAGGGAATCATCCTGCAGTTATTAGAATGTTTGCTAGATTAGGTAAAGATATTACTGAAGATATGGCACAAAATACTCAAAATAATAGTTTAGCTACTTCACCATTAGATGCAAAACAAGAAATACAGGACACTTTTAACAATCCAGATCATGCCTATCACAACCCTAGGCATAAAGATCATCAACCTGCTGTAGAAAAAATGCGACAGTTACATGAAAAAGTGTATGGTAATTCTTAAAAAAGTATGATATTATTTTTTATGTATGTATTGCCCTTATGGATAACAGTACATAAAGTCTAACGACTATAAACGAGGTTTCCCTTTATAGGACAAAAACTGCATAAATAATAATATTAATTTTAATAAGGAGAACTCAAATGAGTGTTCAAATTACTACAGCTTTTGTAGAACAATATAAAAGCAACGTATTCCATTTGGCACAACAGAAAGGCTCAAGATTAAGAGATGCAGTTAGAACAGAAACTGTAACAGGTAAATCTCACTTTTTTGAAAGAATTGGTGATACTGCTGCTCTTAAAAGAACATCTAGACATAGCGATACACCTAGAGTTGATACCCCTCACTCTAGACGTAAAGTTACTATGGATGATTATGATTGGGCTGATCTGATTGACCAAGAGGACAAAGTTAGAATGTTAATTTCCCCACAATCCGAGTATGCAATGAGTGGTGCTTGGGCAATGGGTAGAGCAATGGATGATGCAATTATTTCTGCAGCTAGTGGAAATGCTTTCGGTGGTGTATCTGGTGGTACAACTGTAGCATTACCTTCTGGACAGAAAATTGTTCACGGCTCTGCTGGATTAACTCTAGCAAAATTAATTAGTGCAAAAGAAGTATTAGATGCTGCTGATACTGACCCAGACGAACCAAGATATATGGTTGTGTCTGCAAAACAGTTAAGCGACCTTTTAGGTAGCACAACTATTACTTCAGCAGATTTTAATTCTGTTAAAGCACTAGTACAAGGTGAGTTAGATACTTTCTTAGGATTTAACTTTATCAGAAGTGAACGACTAAGCACAGATAGCGATGGAAATCGTTCTGTACTTGGTTTTTGTCAATCTGCAATAGGTCTTGCACTTGGCAGAGATATTGAAACAAGAATCTCTGAAAGAGCTGACAAGAACTATGCAACACAAGTATTTTTATCAATGACAATCGGAGCTACGAGAGTAGAGGACGAAAAAGTTGTAGAAGTTGCTTGTACAGAGTCATAGGGAGGTAAATCATGGCAACAGCTAAATCTGTAGAGATTACAAACTTAGATGCATCTCCTAGAGTCATTTCCGAAGTCGGAAGTGTTCATGGCAAGATGAGAGTATTTGCTGATACTATTGCAGCAGGTACAGGTGATATTGACAATGATGATGTAATTATGATGGCAGAAATCCCATCTAATGCTAAAGTTATGTCAATAAAACTTTACAATGATGACCTTGATTCAAATGGTTCACCAACATTAGCAGCTAATGTAGGTCTATATAATGGAGCTACTAAGTATACTATTGCTGGTACTGAAACAGCAGCAGAAGCAGTTATTGATGAAGATTGTTATGCATCAGCTATAACAACTTTACAAGCAGCTAATACTGCAGGTGTTGAAGTTGCATTTGAAGCAAAGAATGTCAATGCAATAGCTAATCATGCATGGGAAGATGGTGGTCTTACTGAAGACCCTAAAGTCCCATTAAGGATTGCCTTAACAATGTCTAATGTTGCAGCAACAGCAGCAGCAGGTGATATTACTATGGTAGTTACTTATATTACTGATTAGGATAATAGACTAAACAATTTGGGGGTTTGCAAATGACCCCCTTTTTGTTATATTAGGAGTATCATGGCAACAGAAGTATCAATATGTTCAAATGCTTTAAGGAGGTTGGGTGATAGTCCTATTACCTCATTAACAGAAGATAGTGAAAGAGGAAGACTATGTAATGCATTTTATGAACCATCAAGAGATGCAATTTTAAGATCACATACTTGGAATTTTGCTATTAATAGAGCAAACCTGGCAAAACTATCTACATCCCCAGCATTTGAATATGCAAATCAATTTGCATTACCAACCGACCCATTTTGTTTACGAGTGTTAAAAATGGAGTTTGAAGATTATGAATTTAAAATAGAAAATTTAGCAGGACAAGGTAGAGTATTACTTACAGATGAAGGAGAAGCTAAAATAATTTATATTGCTAGAGTTACTGACCCTAGTTTATTTGATTCTATGTTTGTTGATGTATTAACTGCTAAACTAGCAGTAGATTTGGCATATCCTGTAACAAATAGCACAACACTACAAGCACAAATGCAAAAATTATTTGAAAGAAAATTATCCGAAGCACGAAGTCTTGATAGTACAGAAGGATCAACAGATAGTCTTATATCAACTGTATTTACTGACTTTAGAGCACCCTAATGGCAAGAGTACATCCATTTCAAACAAACTTTACATCTGGAGAAATATCACCTAAATTATTTGGTCAAGTAGATTTTAAAAAATATAATAATGCTGTAGAAACTATGGAGAATATGACAGTATTCCCTCAAGGTGGATCGGAAAGACGATATGGTTCACGATTTGTATGTGAAGTTAAAAATTCAGCAAATACAACAAGGCTTGTTCCTTTTGAATTTAATATTGAACAATCTTATATATTAGAGTTTGGTAATTTATATATAAGATTTTACAAAGATAATGGTCAAATAACAGAAGCTACAAAAAGTATATCAGCAATAACAAAAGCAAATCCAGCAGTAGTTACAGCAACATCTCATGGTTACTCTAATGGAGATCATGTATGGATTAATGATGTTGGAGGTATGACAGAAGTAAATTCAAGAAGATATACTGTAGCCAATAAAACTACAAATACCTTTGAATTATCTGGAGTAAATTCAAGTAGTTATACAACTTATACTTCTGGTGGTACAGCAGCTAAAGTATATGAAATAACAACAGAATATACATCTTCACAGTTAGCTGAATTACAATTTGCACAATCAGCAGATGTTATGTATATAGTGCATCCTTCACATGAACCAACTAAATTGACCAGAACAGGTCATACAAGTTGGAGTATAACAGATGTAGATTTTGAAAAAGGACCATATTTAGATAAAAATACAACTACTACAACATTAAATCCTTCAGCACATACAGTGGGAACAGGAAGGACAGTTGTAGCTAGTTCAACTACAGG